GTTTCAGGCAATTTTAAAAGTGGTAACCTTGCAGGGGAACTAAAGTGTCATTCGGAACTAATATTCCATATACTGTGGAAGAGGAAGAAGTTCTCTTCAGTGTGATATGCAATCGTCTTGCTGCTGGCACACCATTGATGCAGATTGTTGGTGAAGGCGGAATGCCTTCATGGACCACATTCAATCGGTGGAGCGAAAGGTCGCCTGAGCGCATTGCTGAATATACGCGAGCACGACAGAGTTTTGCTGACGCTATCGCTGACGAAACGATGACCATTGCCGATGGCGCACGGACGATGCTCGACAAAGAGCTGGCCCGGTTGCGCATTGACACCCGCAAGTGGTACGCTGGCAAGATCCGGCCCAAGGTCTACGGTGACAAGATCGCCATCGGTGGCGCTGATGACCTGCCGCCAGTCCAGACCCTAGACGTCAGCAAGCTCTCGACCGAGGCTCTAATTCAGCTGCAGGAGGCAATGGGTGCAAAGCCTGACGCTGACGAACGCTGACCGCCTCGCCATCGAGCGAGAGCTAGCGCGCCGGAGCTTAGCCGAGTTCGCCAAGCAGGCGTGGCACGTGCTTGAGCCCGGCACAGCCCTGCGTTGGGGCTGGTCGTTGGACGCCATATGCGCGCACCTCGAGGCTGTTGCTGCTGGGGACATCATCCGACTGCTGATGAACGTTCCACCGGGGACCATGAAGAGCTTGCTGACTGGCGTGATCTACCCGGCATGGGTCTGGGGTCCACTCGACCGCCAGCCCCAAAGGTTCTTCGGCACATCCCACAAGCAAGACCTCGCCATCCGTGACTCGATGAAGTGTCGCCGATTGATCCAGTCCGAATGGTTCCAGGAACGCTGGCCGATCCAGCTGACAAGCGACCAGAACGCCAAGACCAAGTTCGAGAACGACCGGACAGGTGCACGCGAGGCCATGGCCTTCAACTCGATGACCGGGGCACGCGCTGACTGCGTCATCCTCGACGATCCGCTGAGCGTGGACGACGCCAACAGCGACACCGCCTTGAAGGCTGCAGAGCTGACGTTCACCGAGGCTCTGCCCACACGCGTCAACAACGACAAGTCAGCCATCATCGTCATCATGCAGCGGCTGCACGAACGCGACACCTCGGGCATCATCCTCGAACGCGAGCTGGGCTACACCCACCTCTGCCTGCCAATGCGGTTCGAGGCTGGGCGCAGGTCTGTGACCCCATACTACGCCGACCCCAGGACCAAGGACGGTGAGCTGCTGTTCCCTGAGCGGTTCCCTGAGGCGCAGGTGGCCGAGCTTGAGAGGACGCTGGGCAGCCACGCAACAGCAGGCCAGCTCCAGCAGCGCCCAACCCCGCGCGGTGGGGGCATCCTCAAGAGCGAGTGGTTCAGGTTCTGGCAAACTCAGCCGCAGCTCGAGTGGCGCATGATCTTCGCCGACACCGCCATGAAGGCTGGCGAGTCCAACGACTGGTCAGTGCTGCAGTGCTGGGGCCGATCGACCGTTGGTCAGGCTGTGCTGCTCGACATGGTCCGAGGCAAGTGGGAGGCCCCAGAGCTGTTGGTGCAGGCTCGCGCCTTCTGGCTCAAGCACAAGGCGACGATCGGTGCCCCGCTGCGGGCCATGAAGGTTGAAGACAAGGTCAGCGGCACTGGGCTGATCCAGACGCTGCGGCGCGAGGGCATCCCGATCCTGCCGATCCAACGCAACAGAGACAAGGTCAGCCGCGCCCACGACGGTGCACCGTTCATCGAAAGCGGCAACGTGATGCTCCCCGAGTCAGCACCATGGCTCAGCGACCTGCTTGGGGAGATCACTGCCTTCCCGAGTGGTGCCCACGACGACCAGATCGACCCAATGCTCGACGCCATCCGTGAGGTGCAGATCGCCCCAGCAGCGGTGCACGTCGCCAGCGCAATCATCACACCCCGCCCAGCTCTTGGCGCAAGGAGGAAGTTCTAATGGCCCGCAAGTCAAAGTCAATGCGGCTGGCCGAGATCCACACACAGGCTCTCGAGCGGTTCGACGCCAGCTACCTCGCGACCAAGGAGGACCGCGAGCGGGCCAAGATGGCGCGGCGGTTCGTCAACATTCGCGGTGCGCAGTGGGACTGGGACGAGGAGCATGACTTCGAGAACAAGCTGAAGCTCGAGATCGACCACGTGTCTGGGGCCATCCTGCGGATCAAGAACGAGTACCGCAAGAACCGCATCAGCGCCAAGTTCATGCCCAAGGACGGCAGCGACGCCGACGAGCTGGCCGACGCCCTTGCTGGGCGTTTCAGGGCTGACACGCTGGACGCCAGTGGCCGAGAGGCGCGGACCATGGCCTTTGACAGCTCGCTCGAGGGTGGGTTCGGCGGCATGCGGCTGCGGGCTGAGTATGATGGCGACGAGGACGACGGTGAGCAGCAGCGCATCTGCCTTGAGCCGATCAACGACGCCGAGTCGACGCTGTTCTTCGACGTCAACGCCAAGCGCAAGGACAAGTCTGATGCTGGCTTCGGGTTCCTGATCACGCCGTGGTCGCGCGAGGCCTTCATCGCTGAGTATGGGGACGACTGCTCCAGCTGGCCTGAGCCTCTTCTCAAGCGGTTCCAGTATCCGTGGTTCAGCGTTGAGCACATCTTCGTCTGCGAGTACTTCGTCAAGGAGACCGTTGATCTGACGTGGAACGTCTTCAAGGGCGGGCCCACCGGCGAGGACATCGAGGAATACACCGAGGACGAGCTGACGCGAGAGGTGCTGTCTGAGCTCAAGGCCACAGGCTTCAAGAAGCTCCCACCCCGCATCGAGAAGGTCGGCCAGATCCGCAAGTACGTCCTGAATGGGGCAAAGGTGCTTGAGGACGGAGTGATCATCGCTGGGCGGAATATCCCACTGATCCCCCAGTACGGTCAGCGCACGGTCATCGACCACGTTGAGCGGTTCCGGGGTCACGTGCTGCGGGCGATGGACGCCCAGATCATCTACAACCTGCAGATCTCCAAGGTCGCCGAGACAGCAGCAGTGTCTGGCATTGAGAAGCCGATTTTCCTCGCTGAGCAGATCATGCCGTTCCAAGACCAGTGGAACGAGGCCCACCGGAACAACAACCCATTCCTGACCATCGCCTCGATCACTGGCCCTGACGGATCGATCAACCCCGCTGGCCCGGTGGGCACGCTGATGCCGCCCAACGTCGCGCCGGGGGTGGCCGCATTGATCACCATCACCCGCCAAGACGTCGCTGACCAGATGGGCAACCCCGAGAACGCCGAGCAGCTGCAGCCCGACGCCTCAGGCATTGCGCTCGACCTCGTCCAAGGGCGCATTGACATGCAGTCCTATGGCTACATGGACGAAGCAGCCGACGCCGAGCGCAGGCTGGCTGAGGTCTACCAGTCAATGGCAGCGGACATCTACGTTGAGGAAGGCCGCAAGCTGAAGATCCTCAACGAGGACAACAAGCGTGGCACCGTTGAGATCGGCAAGAAGGTCTTCAACTCCAAGACAGGAAAGATCGACAAGCAGATCGACTTTGGTCGAGCAAGGTTCGACATCGAGACCGAGGTCGGGCCGACCAGCGCCAGCCGCAGATCGGCAATCGTCCGTACAGTTGCATCGCTCATCGGTCAGGCCACCGACCCAGAGACTGCACTCGTGTTGACACATGTTGGGCTGATGAACCTCGAGGCTGAGGGGATGGAGGACGTTCGCAGCTGGTCGCGCAAGAAGCTTCTGGCCATGGGGGTCGCCCAGCCCACGCCAGAGGAAGAAGCTGCCATCGCAGCCGAGCAGGCCAGCGCACCGCCAGCCCAGCCCGACCCCAACGCTGTCCTCGCCTCGGCCATGGCCGAAGAGGCCTCAGCCAAGGCTGCCAAGGCAGTCGCCGACACCGCGCTGGCCGAGGCTCGCACCCAAGAGACCCAAGCCAAGACGGCCGAGACGCTGGCTGGCATACCGCTCGCCCAACAAAAACAAGCTGTCGAAACTGCCAAGGCTATAATGGCAGAAACAGCACCGGACATGACCATTGCAAATAATCAGGAGCAAATGCCGTGAATGTGAATCCCAAGGAAGAAGAGATCGAAATCCAAGATCAGGAAGAGGATCTCCCCGAAGAACTGCCCGAGGAAGAGCAGCCCGAGGAAGAGGCTGAAGGTGAAGAGCAGCCGGACGAGGAAGCTGAGCTATCCATCACCATCGGGGACGACGAGGACGAGGAGCACATCGACCCAGATCTAGAGGCTGAGCTCGGTGGCAAGGGCAAGGCAGCGCTGGCCGCTCTGCGCACCGCCCAGAAGGAAGCTGCCCGCGAGGCGCGCAAGTCCGCCCGCGAGGCCAAGGAAGCCAAGGACGCTCTCGAGGCTCTGCGCAACCAGATCTCCCCGCCCAAGGAGATCGCTCTGCCGACCCTTGAGGAGTGTGGCTACAATGACAACGTCTATGCCCAGCGCATGGAAGAATATGTCAATGCCAAGGCAGCTAAAAAGGTTGCCGAGGACAAGAGCAGAGAACAAGAAGCGGCTGTGAAACAGGATTATGATTCACGGCTGGCGAAATACAAGACAGGCAAGACCGCACTCAGAGTGTCTGACTTCGACGATGCCGAGGACTCTGTGGTATCAGTCCTGACCCAAGAGCAGCAGTCGATGATCATTCGCTGTGTTGATGACCCGGCGACGATTATTTATGCCTTGGGGAAATCGAAGAAGACCCTCGCTGAATTGGCCAGCATCAGGGATTGGGATCGCTTTGCTTATAAGCTGGCCAAAATTGAAGGAGGAATAAAAGTGAACAAGCGCACACCCCCACCCCCAGAGAAGCGCATGGCTGGTGGATCCCCCGGCTCGAGTGGCGGCGGAGCATTGACGTCTCGTCTGAATGCCGCCGAGAAGCGTGCCGAGCAGACTGGCGATCGGTCCGAGGTCGTCCGGCTCAAGCGCGAGATTAAAGCGCTGAGCCAAAAGTGATTAAGGCGCTTTCCCGCCTTTAATTTTCAGGCGAAGCTTTGGGGAGGCTCCATCCGACCTTAATCGGGTGCGCATAGAATACCGGTTCCTGTGCCCCGTCTGGCATAGCGTACATCCCCCGGAAATCATGCGCTCAAAGGAGCTTCCCCAATGTCAGCCTTCTCCAAAGAAGAACGAGTGGCGTTTGACGACGCCATCGAAGGGTTCCAGGATGCACTTGTCCTGTCGAAACTCGTCAACGTCTACCGCACCGACCAGCAGATGATGGAGCGTTCCTCGGACGTCATCTGGCGTCCGCAGCCCTACGTCATGCGGTCGTTCACTGGCCTGAACCAGACCGCCAACTTCGCTGGCGTCACTCAGCTGTCCGTCCCTGCCCGCATCACCACCGTTCAGTCGGTGCCGTGGGAAATGGTCGTCACCGAGCTGCGCGACGGCATTCAGGAAGGCCTGATCCGTCAGGGTGCTTCCCAGAAGCTTGCCTCTGACATCAACGTGGCAGTGACCAACACCATCTCGAACGAAGGCACCCTTGTCGTCAAGCGTACCGCAGCAGCCACTGGCTTCGACGACGTCGCTGCTGCCGACGCGTTCATGACGGAAATCGGCGTCCAGTTCGATGGCCGGAACATCGGCCTCTCGGCCCGTGACTACAACTCGATGGCCGGCAACCTCGCCGCGCGCCAGAACGTTGTTGGCAAGGTGCTGAACGCCTACGACCGCGCCTACATCGGCCCGGTTGCCAGCTTCGACGCCTTCAAGATGGACTACGTCAACCGCCTGAACGTCGCTGTTCCTGGCGCGGGTGTCACCGTCAACGGTGCCAACCAGCGCTACGTCCCGCGCGCAACCTCCACTGCTGTCTCTGGCGAAACCAACAACGTCGACAACCGCGTCCAGACCCTGAACGTCACAGTCGGTGCAGGCGGCGGCATCAAGGCAGGCGACTGCTTCACCATCGCGGGCGTCAACTCGGTGCACTTGATCACCAAGCTTGACACGGGCCAGCTGAAAACCTTCCGCATCCGCTCCATCACTTCGGGCGGCGGTACTGCGGGTGCCAACGTGATCGTCATTTCCCCGCCGATCATCGCCGCCGACTCTGCCCCGACTGCGGCGGAAAGCCAGTACAAGAACGTGACCGCAACTCCCGCTGGCGGCGCTGTCATCACCTTCCTGAACACGGCCACTGGCAACATCAACCCGTTCTGGCACAAGGACGCGGTCGAG